CTGGTCTGTAGTGTTGGAGCACTTATCTTTTCTATTTTCTCGTCTTTAATATCAACAACGGGTTACTATCGCTCGCTTATGCGAAGGTGGGTACATTCTTTTAATTCAACTATAATGAAACATATATTTCGTAAAGGATTAAAAGTCGTTCGCTCGGATGATAGAAATACCGCTACATTGAGTTATGATGTGGGAACTAAGACAGAATCGGAAATTTGGTACAAGGGAGAGTCTTTTATAGAGACCCATAGGAGGCTGCTTCTGAAAATAGCATGCTTGTATGATCTGGTGCGTAATGTTAAAAATTCAAATATCACTTATGCAAAGAAGTTGGACAATTTAATGTCCTTTCCAGGTTCTAAAAGCATAACGCAAGCACCTAATCTCGTTCCATTTTCAGAAGGGAAAAACTCTGTTTGGATGCCACCTACTGAGGTAATGAACATGATTCCAAGTTCCATTCATGACGGTCTTTGGGCTTATGATAAAGCATCTTTTAAGGATTTGGGTATAATGCCTCAGTGTGAAGGAAAAGAAATTCCACTGCATAAGTCTTTTGTGTGTCCTAAAGATTTTTTGGCCACAGGAAAGTTCTACACAGAGACTTCGGTATATACTCAGGTTTTAATGGATGAAGATTTGCTTTATGGTAAGGATCCTCTAAAACTTCCTCCTTTGGAATCAACTGTCTACGTAGTTCCTGAGTTATCAGTCATAGCCCTTAGGTATTTATCCTCTTATTATTTAACTTATTCCGGGTTTGATAATCCATTTGTATATAATCCTAGATATCATGCATCTACAGGCATACAATCGATTATCAAAAAGATGCCAAGATGGAATATAGCCCCGGCAAAAAGTTACGACTTTAATTGGACCTATAGAGCTATGGTCCAATATTATACTTATGAAGTTCAACTTAGGGAGGAGAAGTGGTGTTTTGAGCCTAATGATATACGACTTTTTAAGTATAAACCTACCTCCAATGGAAATATGGAAACTAATCCTAAGTGTGTGGACCAAAAAATAGAACGTGGAGGTGTCACACTTAATTTCACCTCTCGGGGAAAAAAAACAGAAGGAGTAACTTATTGGACACGTAGCCTCTATGAAACTTTTAGGGTGGTGCATAGGGAGACGGAGGTTGTAGTACCAATAAAGAAAATAATACATCCTGGAAAAGTTAATTTGAGTGAAAAATTAGAGAATAGGAGTGAGGGGGCAGAAGGGAATTGGACTCTTAAAGCCAATCAAGAAGAAGTATTTAAAATGCGAGCAATTTGGCTCATGAAAGATTGGCAGAACCAATTTCTTTGTGGTCGTCATTCCTTTGAAAGAACTTATTTTACTCCGGGTTTCACTCCAATGGTCCATAATCGCATAGGGCAAAAATGGGTTTATGGGGGGGCACATCTGTTAGCTAAACTCTTGTGTGTGGAATTGATGGACCAGTACGAGAGGCGTCTGATCTTTCCTCACGTTGTAGACGGCCATGAGGATACACTCAATGGTGAACCTAGTATACCCAAGATCAAACAATTGTTAACTGAAGAACAGCAACAGGATCACTATATGTCCACCAAAGGTGATTTTCCTGATGTTGAATGGGTCAAGGTCAGTGAGGGTACACAATTGTGCGCTGATGGAGATGTGTCGGGTTTGGACTACACAATTAAAGCTTTATTTCTAGTAATCTATATGATGTGTGGTAGTCTATGGACGCACCAACAAAATACTCATATGTACAGGATGTACCGGTATTTTTTGGAGGCTGCGGCTGAAAATTTGGCGGGGAAATCTGTAAGGTGGTTTACTGATTTTATGTTAGTCATAGGGATCATGCCCAGTGGTTCTTTTGAGACCTCTCATGGCAATACTTGGATCATGACAGTTTGCTATTTTCTTACTTTTTTTTATTATGTTCTGAGCACTTGCACTCCAGAAGAAGTTGCGCAGTATCTTCATTTCGTGGCTGCAGGTAGAGTGGTTGTTACTCTTTATGGTGATGACTTCTTATACTCTTATCCGAAGGAGCTTAGAAAGAAATTCGGTATAAAAAAATTTCGAAAGTTTTTGAGAGATTTCCTTCATGTTGAACTTAAACATTGTAAGGAATATGGAACCTTGATCACCTATCTTACCTTGCACCAAGGTCGTGTCTGTAGGGGAAGGAACGTTTTTGGGCACTTGATGAATGGTCATGTTGGCCCAGTCTTCCTCAAGAGGCATTTGATCCCCTGGAATACTTTTTGCTTGGAGCGCTTCCAAGTCCCTGCCCCTCCAAGGTACGTTCCGTGGCGTCCTTTGGTCCAATTTTATCAAAAATGTGGTGTCCCTAAAGCTGAGCAAGATAGAGCTATTGCCACCCCACTATCGCAATTATCCCGGATAGTGGGTCTTATGTACGACAATCTGGGGGTAGACCCTGTTGCCCACAGGTTTTTGTCGTACCAATGGGATAGGTCATGGGCGTGGTTCAATAAAAATTACGTTAGCCCGAAGAGCAGGAAAGACGTACTTTATGGGTTGAATCACGAGGTGGATGCTTACTGTCGTAAGATAGGATTAAATGGGGTATTTTCTTTGTCTAAACCTTCTAGAATAAAATTGTTGAATTTGCACTCTGTAGACATAAGGAGACATTTCAGGCCATTCAAAGGAGCTACTTGGCAGGAGAAAGCTTCTTTTGAGGAATTCTATTATACGGAATTGTAGATCCTCGGTCGATAGGTCAAAAGGTTTGAAATCCGAAATATAAAATGCTGGGCCTGGCCGGGGTGGGAACCAAAAC